CGCTGACCGTTCCGGTCGTACCTTCAAGCGCCTGAATGAGCTGTTCGCAATGACCGGTCAGGTCGGCTTCCTTGCAATGGAGCGTCTTGACGGCAAGCTCATTCTCCCCGAAGCAATCAAGACACTCAAGGTCAAGAGTGGCAGCGGTGCATGATCACTCTGGCTGAGACGAAAAACTATCTTCGTGTAGATCATACAGAGGATGACAAACTCATCCTCTCACTGATCGACACTGCCAAGCGACTGGTGCAGGACGTCGGCAGAATAGACGAGGCGGCACTTGCGGTCAATGAGGAAACCACCCGGCAGGCTATGCTGTATACTGTTTCTTACCTCTATGAGAACCGCAATGGCGCTGACTACCACAAGCTGACACTCACGCTCCGTGCGCTGTTATTTGCACAGCGGGAAGGGGTGATCTGATGGAGATCGGAACGCTCAATCAACGGATCGCCTTCCTCGAACACAGCACGAAGATAGACGGCATCGGCAACCACAAAGCCCGGTGGGAGGAAGTTTTCTCCTGCTGGACTGCCGTGTCCGTAAAGACATCGACGGAAACGACTGAGGCAGGTGTCACCAAAGAGGTCACCTCGCTGGAATTCACAGTCAGGCAGACGCCCGATACCAAGCGCATCAATACCACCACGCACAAGCTGCGCTTCCGTGGACTGGTGTACGACATCAACGGTGTACTGCCGAATTATAAATCACTCGACTATATGAAGATCACGGCAGGTACACGAAAGGCTGGTGAGCAGGATGACTTCGATTGACGATATGGCAGCGGAGATCATGCACGGTCTGACAGAATATGCAGACCTTGCCGATTCCGCCATGAAAGCGGCAGTCAAAAAGACAGCCACCTCCGTCAAGAAGGAAATCTCCGCCAATGCACCGAAGCGTACCGGACGTTATGCAAAAAGCTGGGCGACCAAGAAAACGCGGGAGAACAGCCATACACTCGAAATGACCGTTCACTCGAAAGACCGCTATCAGCTTGCGCACCTGCTGGAAAAAGGTCATGCAAAGCGGAACGGCGGACGTGTATCCGGCAAGCCGCATATTGCGCCTGCGGAAGCGAACGGCGAGGAAATGCTCACGCAGCTTATCGAGGAGGCGCTGTCATGACCTATGAAGAAATCAATGAAATGATGCAGGAGATCGGGATGCCGTTCGCCTATCATCATTTTGCCGAGGGTGAGTCTCCGAAACCGCCCTTTGTTATTTTCCTCTCACCCGGCGAGGACACCTTCGGCGCGGATAACCTGATGTATCACAGCTTCAAGCAGCTTGATGTGGAGCTGTATACGGATGAAAAGTCGCCCGACACGGAAAGCCGCGTGGAGGAAGTGCTGACGCAGCACAATATCTATTACACGAAAACTGAAAGCTGGATCGAGAGTGAGAAGCTCTACGAGGTGCTTTACGAAATGGAGGTATAACAATGGCACTGCAGAAGAATAAGGTAAAGTTTGGTCTGAATAAGGTTCACTGGGCGAAGATCACGGCATGGTCGGACGACGGCGTTCCGACCTTTGCAACGCCAGTGCGCCTGCCCGGTGCGGTTTCCCTGAGCATTGACGCCAACGGCGAAAACGAGAATTTCTATGCCGATAACAGCGTGTATTATGTCATCAACAACAACACAGGCTACGACGGTGATCTGGAGGTCGCACTCATCACAACCGACTTTGCAACAGCGATTCTCGGTGAACAGCTTGATGCAAAGGGCGTTCTGGTGGAGCGTAACGATGCAGAAACATCGCAGTTTGCACTTATGTTCGAGTTCGACGGCGACAAGAACCACATCCGCCATGTGCTTTACTGCTGCTCGGCTTCCCGTCCTGCGACTGAGGGTGAGACTACCGAGGAGAGCAAGTCCGTCAAGACGGAAAAACTGTCCCTCAAAGCATCGGCGCTGCCGAACGGTCTGGTGAAGTCCAAGACCTGCGAAAGCACCGATCAGACCACCTACGACAACTGGTACAATGCGGTCTATATGCCGACTGCTGCAACCAACAACAGCACCGGCACTCGTTCCACATCGACCAAGTCCGGCAGCGCAACTGAGTAAGGAGGTACAGCATGGCTATTAAAAAGAAGATCACCGTTGACGGTATCGAGGTTCCGTTCAAGGCAAGTGCCGCTGTGCCTCGCCTTTATCGTATCAAGTTCCGCAAGGATATTTACAAGGACTTCGCTGCACTTCAGACCTCTGTGCAGGAGGGCGATGAGGAAGGTTCTACCCTTGACATCGAGAGCCTTGAGGTGTTCGAGAACATCGCATACATCATGGCGAAGCACGCTGATCCGGAGAACGTCCCGGACAATCCGGACGAATGGCTCGAAGTATTCAACACATTCTCTATTTACGAGGTGCTGCCGCAGCTCATTGAACTGTGGGGACTCAACGTGGAGACGCAGGCGGAGTCTAAAAAAAAACATCGCAAAACTGACCGCCCGATGACAACGCCCCTCTTCCTTCTCCGATGTGTGCAGATCGGGCTGTCCCTCTCGGAGCTTGATCTGCTCACGATCGGAGTCGTGAATGATATGTTCACCGAAAAGGAAAATGACGAATATGACGGTTGGCATGAGGTGGCTGGACAGGCAGATTTTGATGCATTTTGACAATTGACTATTCCTCCTTGCTGTGCTATAATACTGGCAAGGAGGTGTACTCGTATGTCTAATTTTATTAATGCAGAATATGAAAAAGGACTTACTGATGTAATCAACGACATTTTTTATTGCAATACATCCTATCGCGGTAAAATCGGCTTTATCAGAGTACTCACAGAATATCTTGTTCGAAAGTTGACTGATTATCCGTCTTCAGACAAAATGATGTTAGGATATGATAGAGTTAAGAACATGATTGCGGATCTACCATACGGCACTCATATTCAAGAGTGTGTTGACAAAATAAAGAATGACATAGATGATAGCCACGGCGGAGATACTTGTTTACATACCGAACGTGTTGATGAAGTTTCTAAAGAAGAATATAATTACATACTTGATGCTTTAAGCGAATTGTATGCTTGTCTATTCATAAAGTTTTTTGCTGATTATGAATTTGGAAGCAATCAAAGAATAATGTCGGAGTTTTCACTGTTGCCTCCAATTATTCGATACAAAACCCTTATCTTTCTTTATAATACGGTTGAAAATGCGAAATCAAATATTCTTTTGATTGATAAGCTTGTAATTATCATAAAAAAGGTATTAGGAGATGAAGAAGCATATAAATGGGTTGAGGAAAGAAAGACACAGTTAGAAGGAATTCCATCGGTTGCAAATATAGACAAAACTGATCCAATACAGGTTATGCTTGCATTAAATTCCCCCAATATGTATCAGTGCTGTTTATCAAAAATCAAATCTGAATATCCGGAACGATATAAAACGTTTGAGGAAGCAAAAACATATTATTTGAAATTCGGAGGATTAGACGGCACTACAAACGATATACTCGAATTTAACGATATTATGGAATTTGTTTTCATGGGTAGAAAAGAGGCGTAAGTAATACTTTAAAGCACTTGCTCCGGCAGGTGCTTTTTTCATGCCCTCACGGAGGAGGTGATCCGCATGGCAAACAGAATCAAGGGCATCACTGTAGAAATCGGCGGTGATACCACCAAGCTGTCCAAGGCACTGGAAGGTGTCAACAAGGACATCAAGGGTACACAGACGCAGCTGAAAGATGTACAGAAGCTGCTGAAGCTCGATCCTTCCAACACGGAACTGCTCTCGCAGAAGCATAAGCTCCTCGCCGATGCGGTGACAGCTACCAAAGAAAAGCTGGAAGTGCTGAAAACTGCTGCAGAACAAGCCAATACGGCTCTTGCAAATGGTGAGATTTCACAGCAGCAGTATGATGCTTTGCAGCGTGAGATCATCGAAACCGAAAACGAACTGAAACGTCTGACCACAGAAGCAAACAATTCTCACACCGCCTTGGAAAAGATGGGCGTTCTGGGTGAAACGCTGCAGTTAGCCGGGGACAAGATCTCCGGTGTTGGACAAAAGCTGCTGCCAGTCACTGCTGGTGTCACGGCTCTGGGAACCATTGCCGTAAAAACCGGTGCGGATTTCGATTCCGCTATGTCAAAGGTGGCAGCGGTGTCCGGTGCAACCGGTTCAGAGATGGATGCTCTCCGAGAAAAGGCTCGTGAAATGGGCAGTAAAACGAAGTTCTCTGCAAGTGAGGCTGCGGACGCTATGAACTATATGGCCATGGCAGGCTGGAAAACCAACGATATGCTCAGCGGTATCGAAGGCATCATGAATCTTGCCGCTGCTTCTGGTGAGGACTTGGCATCTACTTCGGACATTGTCACGGATGCTCTGACCGCTTTCGGTTTGTCTGCCTCGGACAGCGGACACTTTGCGGACATTCTGGCGGCTGCCTCAAGCAATGCCAATACCAACGTCAGCATGATGGGTGAAACTTTCAAGTATGCCGCTCCGGTACTTGGCTCTTTGGGCTATTCTGCCGAAGACTCTGCCATTGCCATCGGCTTGATGGCGAATGCCGGTATCAAATCCTCACAGGCTGGTACAGCACTGCGTGCTGCCATTACCAATCTGGCAAAGCCGACAGGCACGGTAGCATCTGCTATGGAACAATACGGCATTTCTCTGACAGATAGTTCCGGCAAGATGTATTCTTTACGGGAACTCATGGAGCAACTTCGTCAGAAATTAGGCGGACTTTCTGAGGCAGAACAGGCACAGGCGGCTGCCTCGCTGTTTGGCAAAGAGGCGATGTCCGGTATGCTGGCGATCATCAACGGTTCTCCGGCGGATTTTGAAAAACTGTCCAATGCCATTGACACTTGTTCCGATACAGTAGATGGCTACAATGGTACGACCGAAAAAATGGCGGCAGTCATGCAGGATCGCACTGGAAAAAACCATCTTCAATGTGGAAGCAGTCTTTTCTGCACGAACAACAACCGGGCAGTGAACCAAACCAACAATAGCCTGAAATCACTGTCACGGCTGGAGATTAATCGGCAGACAAGGAATGCAGTGGTGATATAAAAAGGAGCGATTTTTGGTCGATTCTTTTACTCTACAAACTGGAATTCATCTAATTTTTATCAAGTGATTTTTCACTTTTTCTGCGGACTCCTTCAAATATTTGTTCTCCGCATGAGCTTCAACAAATTTAATCAATGGAATCATATTTTTGAGTTTGTCGGGATATGTTTCAACATATTTATCAATATATCCTTTAAGAATATTCTCCTCATGAAAGTCCATAATTCGTTTTTTATACATATATCTGACAGCTTTCAGAAACTGTTTGTCATATGTATCATTAACACCGCGTCTGAAAAGGTCACAGGCGTAATTAAAAATCCTACAACGTTTTGGCTTTGCAACAGTGTGATCCGTAACCTCTTTCAGTAGCTGTAAATATCCGTCGCCCGTCCAAAGCATTATTTTATTGTCGTCTGCGAATTTGTTGAAATTGCTCATGGTTTTCTTATTATAAGTTTCAAGGATCGCATAAATGTTAAAATTGACAAGTGCAAAAAGCGCATATGCATCCTCTTCGCAATTGATCGGAAAATTTCTATGGCACCTGTCGTCCATTGCGTCATGTATCGCTTTCAGCTTTTTTCCTATATCTTCGCTTAAATATCTGCTGTATTCATAAGCATTTCCATAAAATTCTATTCCTTTTTTTATGATGTCCGTAAGTGTTTCGTACTGCTTAGGTATTCTAAAATCATATGTTCTCTTTTCATATTCATCATTATTATCAACTTTGAAAATATTTCCGTCATCAGTAATGACGATATAACTGCGATAATTTACTCCGCATCTTGCTATACCGTCAGATACGGAATAAATCATTGTTAAGAAAATTCCGCTTTCCTTGTCGTAAACACCTGTTGTCCAGTTTATGCTCGTGACGTCCAGATCATACTTTGACTTGTATTCAGGCTTCAGAAAATCAAACATTTTCTCTCTTAATTCGTCCGTTGTACACACAAACTGGAAACCCTCGGTCTTTTGGTAAATCAGCTTTTCCAGTTCTTTTCTGTAAAAATCAAGGCTTTTAAAGTTTTCGCTTCTCATATTTTCATTTATGAAATCAAGAATTGGACGCAGATCTTGTATTTTGTCAGGGAGCAGCTTAATGCAGCTTTTAATATATTTGCTAATAAAATCTATATAGCCAACGCTGATAACGCCACAGAAGTAAGCCTTTTTTATTACTTCAAACGTCACATCCACATATGTATCATCTATACCGCCATCAATCAAATAACCTGCCTGCTGAAAGTCCTTTGAAATATACTTGTAATCTTCCTCACTGAGCATATCGTTATAGGCGGAAATTTTAGAGATAATCGCCTTGTATTTTTCCCCTTTTATAGTACGCATTTTCTTATCAGACATATATTTATCAAAATTTGTAACAGTATTTTTATTGTACATATGACAAATATGATAATAATTGAAATTCTCCTGTTCAAGGAGTTTTTCAGCGTCATCAAGGCTATTTATATCCATAGCCGGTCTGCATTTATCTCTCATATTTTCAGTGATCTCATTAAGATATTCTTCTTGTTCAGACGAAAAACTACTTTCAAAACTTTTCTTTGCTTTTTCATTATTGTAAAGCTTAATACCTTCTTGTATAATATCGCTATACTGCGTAAGCTCTTTAGGAATTTCGAAAAATGTATGTCTGTAACTATCGGCAACAATATATAAAATATCACCGTTTTCGGTAATTAAAACGTATTTGGTATCACCTCTTTTTGAGTTTACATATGTAATAAAAAACCCACTTTCGCTGTCATAGACACCATAAATCCAGTTGATATAACCGACCTCGAAATCCCATGTATTCTTATAAACCGGCTTTATAAAATCAAACATTTTCTTTCTTATCTCATCGGTTGAAAGCTTAAATTCAAATGCCATTTTTTCCTCCTGAATTTATAACGTTAAAAATATCAAACAAATTAGAATTCATCTTTAATTCAATTTGTTTGATGCTTTGATTGTATTATATTCCGATTTGTAAGGCTGATGCCCCACAATCATTTTCATATATTATACCACACCCATATACACAAGTCAGTGAAAAACAATAAATTTTTGTCCTGTAACAAAACCAGCCGCACGGTGAATCAGACGAATCAATCGCCGAAGGCACTTTCACGGTTGGAGATTTATCGGATGACACGGAATGCGTTGCATTTGTAAGAATTTAGTCCGAATATACAATTCGGAAGTAATCCAGATCATTCTTAAACCGATCTTGTGCGGTTAAACAAGTATCAATGAGATAACCATGTTCATCGTGCCATTCGTGTAATCCCCGATAATAGAACATTTTTAGGCTATCATCAATAATAAATGGCACAATTTGATTTCGCAGGCATTCCTTGAATAAAATCAATCGTCCAACACGGCCATTTCCATCTTGAAAAGGATGGATCCTTTCAAATGCAACATGAAAAGCAATGAGTTCTTCTAGTGTCTTTTCTTTTTTCTGATGATATGCGGACAATAGTGCTTTGATTTGGTGGGCAACCTGTTCCGGTGGAGTTGTCTCTCTGCCTCCAACTTCATTTGGAATCTTTTTGTATTCACCGACAGCAAACCATTCTTTTCTGGAATCACTAGTTCCACTTTTTAAAGTGCGATGCAGTGATTTGAGAAAAGCTTCGCTCAATGGTTGATTTGCTGCATCAATAATCATATCAATGCATTTGAAATGATTTGCCGTTTCTACAATGTCGTCCACATTCAAAACAGATGTCTTTTCCATTCCGATCGTATTTGTTTCGTAGATAAAACGAGTCTGATCGTGTGTCAGCCGACTTCCTTCTATATGATTTGAATTGTATGTCAATTCGATCTGGATTTTATGATAGATGCCACCCTTTATTTTTCTTGCCTTTTCTTCACGCAGTACCGATAAAAGCGTTCGCTCTGGGCTTGTTTCTTTCCCGTTTTTCCGTTTTGGACGCTCCGCATTTTCTGGAATACACCATGTTTTTCCTTTTAAGACTGCACCTTCAATTCTTCCGGATGCACAATAATTTCGCACAGTTCTTTCTGAAATATTCCATTTTTTTGCGATTTCTGCAACAGAATCGTATTTCATATACGCCACCTCCGTCTAATAGCAGTATATCATATTATCGGCAAAAAGTCAAATAAATATACTTGTTGAAAATGTTTTTTGCCGATAGAAAAGGAGGCATCCCATGTATTTCACCCTCATTCTCGAAAACGAAACCGGCGAACAAGTGAATCTGTCCGCCACCGCCAACCAATACATGACCTCCAAAATCGAAGGTCTAAATCCGCCTGCCGGAACAGTCAGCACTTCAAGCTATGCTGGCATGAACGGCAGCTACCTCAACAATGCCTTCATCGAAAAGCGAAACGTGGTCATCTCCTTTGCCATGCGTGGCATTGGGATCGAGAAACGGCGGCATCAGCTGTATCATGTGGTCAAGCCGTCCCGATACATCAAGATCTGGTACAAG